AATTCCCACCGCTCTACTTAACCCTGATCCTGCGGCTGCAAAGGCTCCATCAAATAAAGCGTCTTTAGTTGATTTACCTGTAGCTTTACCTAGACCAAAATTAACTGCGCCCATCAGAGCCATTTGGCCCATCGTACTCATTCCTCCAGTAGCCACACCTAGACCTATATTAAGAGCAATAGGAAGAAGAGAGCTTAAATTAAAAGCTTCTGGGAGTCCTGTCTCAGGATTAATAGTTAATTCACCAATAGAAGCCAAACCTCTAATCTCTGGCTTGGACATATGAACTAATTCAGTATCACCATACCTACCATTCATAGCCATAATACTAGCTAATCCACTATAAGGTGCATCTCTATCTACCATGTATGCCATTGTTAAATAACCTTTGCCTGTTGTGGATTCATATAATTAGATTGAGATTTAGTCATGTCAGCATGAAAAGTATTATAAGACTTCTTTTCTGTGTTGCCATTATACAATGTCTCTCTAGGATACGCCATACCTGCTTGAGAAGTAGCACCAAAGTATTCCTTGACTTGTACTCTACCATTGTTTATATTTTGAATATAAGTACTATTCTCTATGAACTCATACATCTTTTGTAAATCTGTAGTCATCAGTTAAAATTCACCCATCCTGTTCCACTTACATAACCTTTAAACTTACCCTCTCCTAAAGAGAAAGCTACATCACCACTAGCAGGTCTACCTATATCAGTAACAGTTGTTACAGCTAATATCTTTGTAGATGGTGTATTAGTAATCTCTAAATCTCTAGATTCCATTACAGTTTTTAACTGTCCAGCCCAGTTAAGAAGTTCAGTATATACTTCTCTTAGTTTTCCTGTAGGTATTGTTAAGTATTGAGGTAACTCAGGGATAATCATTATCGTTTACCATCTGCTTGAAGAGCCACACGTACATCACCCCAACGCCAACTTACATTTAGATCAGAAGAAGATACACGAACATTAGCTTGTCTACCTCTAGCTCTTAGATCAATCTTCTCTATCTGGGAAGTAATCTCATATGGTCCTTTTTCAAGTGAAGGTCCAGCAGGATAATCCTTTAAGTTAATAGAGAAGTTTATACCTCCATTTGTTAAAGTAATATCAGGAATAATTCTATTTAAAAACATAACATCATTACCATCTTTTAAATCAAAATCGGCTGATTCAAGAAAGGAACTTAAAGCTGCTCCATCACCAGTAAATATATTAGGTGGTTCATTATTCCAGAGTAAAGTATTAGCTGTTGGACTTACTCTTCCTGTAGTTATAGTATTATCAAATACAGTATCATCAGCAAACGTACCAAAGAAACCAGAACCATATACCCAAGTCTTTTCTATGTAGTTATATATTACATATGAATCTGGTTCAGAAGCAGAACTACTAGGATACAACCAAATTATTTCATGGAACTCTGCATTCGTAGAAGCATATACTTTTTCTTTTTGAGTAAGATTAAAATTATCATAGAGGTGCCTACGAATAGTACAATCTAATTTTCTTACTCCACCATCAAAGACATAGAAATTATCATCACTCATCCAGAATGTAGCTCCATCAACTGCTACAGCGGCATGAGGACCAATCAAACCACAATTAGAACCTAACTGTTGAACTCCAAAAATAAAGGGTGGTCCTGTAAATTGAAGACCATAAAGAGCATTGTCTGTCCATATATGAATAGCATTACGAGTTCTTGCTGATCCTATTATTTGAGTACCATCAATTAAAGATATCTCTCCTGAAGTAGTAGAAATTGAGGGAACCCAGTTAGTATAGTCTTGTTGATCTGACCATCTAATAAGTAAAGGATCAAAGTTTCCTGTACCAAATTCATTAGTGCCTAAAGCTATTACGTGTCTATCATTAGGAGAAACAATCAAACTATTAATTTGAGAAGGAGAACCAGTTGTTTCAACAAGAGTAGCTCTTTGAACATCTGCAGGTGATGCATCCCAATGTACTAGTCTGTTACCCTTTTTAACAGCTAGAAGGTCTTCTCCAAAATTATCTAAAGACCATTGTGTACCCTGAAATATAATGTTAGATGAACCTGCGGGTTCATTCCAAGCTCTAGTTCCTGCTATGCTTACTCCTGCATTATAAGCAGCGGCCCCATAACCTGTACCTTGAATACTGTCGTTTGATCCTGAAGGTAAAAGAAAATATGCTGTACCACGTCCCGGCCCAGCTTGACTTGAATCAGCAGTAAACTTAACACTTACAGCAAAGTTATTTACACCTGCTACACTAACAACTTCCAGTACCGGACCACCAAAAGCTGATGTAGCAAAATCAGTTCCTTCACTAAATCCATTAAGAGAAGTAGAAGTAAATTCTATAAAATCTCCTATACTTACATTATTGTTTGTAAGACTAACAAATACTTTACCTTTCCCTGTTGAAGTAGTAAAATTACCTATTAGCCCTCCAGTACCTATACTAACTGTACTAACAACAGGAGTTATATCATAAAGTACAGAACCATCTACAAGATACAATCTGCTTTCTGTTCCTACAGATAATAAATTCTGTGTATTGTTATTAGCCCACGTTAATATATCTCTTACTGTACCTGAGATAACTCCTGTACCTACATCGAACTTATCATAACCCCTAATATTTTCAGGCTTACCTTCCCGAAAACGCACACGGTCTCCATCAAACCAAGCACCTTCTTCTGAATACTGAGTAGATTCTTTATGAAAGCCGGGTTTAAAATCTAATTTACTTAAAGAAGATATTGTAGAAGCCATTAACTATCCTATATATTAATTAAGTATTATTTAAAATCAGGTGTAAAAACAACGTCAATTAAGTTCCATTCACGCACATTAAATACTAGTAAATCTACAGCACCAGCAGCCGTACTAAGTGTAGGTGCTGTCCCTCCGCTAAACTTATAATAGCTACTAAAAGCCATAGTTCGTGATCCTGCGCCATCTTGTTGTACATATATCTGACCTGTTTGACCTGCTGTTGCATTAGAAGGGTTAGCTAAAGTTCTGTTACCTGCTAGTGTAACTATAAAATTATTACCTGTATTAAGATTTAAAACAATTGAGGCAGCATCTGTTAATGTTATACGAGGGGTTACTGCTCTAGTAACAGAAACATTGTTAATTATTGCTGATGCTACACTTACATTTACAAAATCTCCTGTTGTTGCTCTGAAATCCTTTACTGAAACACTTGTAGGAAAACTAACAGCAGATGTAAAAGAAGTTAGATTACTAAATATATTTGTACCAGTAAAAGTATTGTTAGTATTAGAATTTATATTTCCTGAACTTGTATATGCTTCTACCGGATGCACAGAAACACTATCACAAATAAACTGAGATATTCTACTTGGTTTTACTAAAGAACCTGCACCAGATGCCGTCTTTAATGTTATAGTCTTTGCAGCATCAGCCCTAGTTGTTTTATCATTGATCACATAACTTTTACCTACATTAGGAATAACAACATTAAGAGATGTAGTAATAGCTCCTTGAAGTTGAATAAAAGGTGATCTAGCTTCATCAGCCGCTCCATTAGCAACAGTAAGTGTACGTTGAACAGAAGATACAGATATAGTAGTATATTGTCCTAAAGCTTGATCTACTAAATCAAGGGCATTCTGATTCAACCTTGAACCCCAAGTATTTGGATTTTCTCCATCCCCTTGTTTTTCTAATCTAGTGATACTAGTATAAGTACTTGCCATTGTGTATTCCTTTTATTTATATAGATTTTTCTTTGGTTGTAGATTCTGTACCTGCCATAACTAAATAACCTATTATTTCTTTTCCTTTTAAAGTAGAAGCACTTAAAATAATTGTAGGAACTTTATTGTAATCTTGATAGCTACCTAATATCTCAACAATTTTATATAAACCAGCAGGTTCTCTCCTATAGCAAAGACCTTCTATAAATTTCATTATAAATAAATTATTTAGTTCTTCTTTTGATTTAGAATGTGCAAAAGCTATTTCAAGAATATCTCTTTCATAATTACAAAACATAACAACTTGTATAGGATCACCTATACTCCAAGAGTTATTTTCATCATAATCTTTAGCCTGTGTTAAAGTAGAACTAAAAAATATTATTAAAAAAAGTATTAATGATAATATATATATACTACATTCTTTTAAAGGATTCATAATTATAAGTTACCTGCTTTTCTGTACATCTCTTGTGCCTTCATAGATAGTTGTTCTAGTATTTCTGTGTTATCTAGATCATCAGGATAATTAAATCCTAAGAGTCTTAGATATGTCCAAGTTCTTTCTTTTACACCATTAAAAGTTTTAGGGTCAGCTAGATGCCTGAACTTACCTGCACATAGCTTCTCTAGTATTAAGTCATCTAACTCTTGTCCTGTTTCTGGTCGTAACTCATTTAAAAGTAAATCACTACAGAAGTAACACCCAAGTTTTTTACCTTTACATTGGCAGTCAGTAATAATATTTCTTAATCCTTGAGGTAACTTTTCTCGTTGGCTCCATTTACTTGACATCTCTTTTATTACTTGATCTCTATTTTCTAAAGTAGCTTCTTCCGTTAAAGACCAAGAAGGATGTAGATAATTATAATCTGAATCCTTTCGACTAATAGAAACTGACTTGTGTAATGAACCTATTGTATCTTCACCAGACTTACCACTATTTATAATATCAACTTTAAATTCTTTAGCAACTGTAGTATTAAGACTTCTCATATTATCCGAAGTACTAGTGTCTTCATTAAAAGGAGAGCCTTCTCTTATTGGTTCATAAAAAGGAGGATATTTTCTTTCACATACTCTCTCTACAACCTCAAAGTCTCTAGTATTTTTCTTTAACCATTTCACACCCTTAACAAAATGTTCTCTTTCAAATGCAGTATATTCATCTGAAGAATAATAAATATCTAAGAACAAAGCTACTACTTCGTGATCTGTCTCAGTTAACCAACGATATATACCATATGTACTATTAGTTCCTAGTCCGCTGTAGGGTACAAGTATTTTCATTATGCTATTATAGACCCGCTTACAGCGCCGTTATTTGTAAAGGAGACAGTCCTACCTTGCCACTGAATAGCTGCACCACCTGCACCACCAGTACCGGGAGTAAATACTGTACAATCCGCAATATCATTAGCATTAGAACCCCCACTAAAAGAACCAGTTCCACCGGTTGCTCCAAAATTACCAGCAGCCCCTGCAGTACCTGTTTTTGTAGGAAGTTCGCAGTTAGAGCCTCCATCACCATCAGAAACTTCTGTTGTTGTTCTACCTGCAGAACCACCACCACCTCTACCGCCATAAATAGTACCATTATTAATCCAGCTATGTGTAGCTGAACCTCCTGTTACAGTAGAATAAACAACTGCAGTACTTCCTGCACCTCCGTTACCACCACTGCTACCAGTAGTCCCATCTAATCCAAAAATACCACCATTATTAATTACTGCTAAGGTTGTATTCTGTTGTAAAGCACCAGTTTGAAAACCATTAGTACCTGACATCTGTACACCAGCATTAATAGTTAATGTAATAGTTCTATCGGTTGTTAATGCATTATCAAAACCTAGTGCTTCAGCAGCCGCTAATACAACAAAATTAGTAGTACTACCAGTAACAGTAATTTCTAAATTATTGTTCGGTACATCTGCTGAAGAACTAGCCATGAAAAGAATAGTATTAAACACTGCTTTAAGTCTTTCCTTAGTTAACTAACTGAGCTTCTAGAACTTCAGGTTCGTCTTTAGCTTCCATACTCTCAAGTACTTTATTAGTAAAGTAATCTAGAGATACTTGGACTTGATCCAATTGAAACTTTGCTGTATTAGCCTTACCTTGTAAATCCCTTACTTGAGCAATTAAATAATGTTGTTCAGTACTAAGGTCACTCTCTGAGTAGTCCTTACCATTGATATTAATTACATTATTCTCTTGTGCTTCTTCTTTTCTTTGAACTGCTTCAGTCATCTTAGTTTTAACTCCTAGTTATGATTGTAATAATAATAATAATAATACCTATATATTATTTTAGTTAAAGTGTCAAGATTAACTAGTTTACTACCAATCTTGAGGTACGCCACTCTTTTGAGTAGGGGTCTTTAGAAGATCAATCTGAGCTTGTAGCCCAGCTTCTAACATAGCCTCTGTAATATTTTGATTTGCAAGCGAAGACAATGTCCACGCCTTAACTTGAGCCTGTGTTACATCTGCGAAAGCTGTAAAGTCATCAGGATCAGGTGCTGCAATAACGGCAGAACCGTAGTTACTTGCGGAGTAGTCCCCATCAACCCCG